CTTACTAAGCAAGGCGGCCTTAACGATCTTAGTTTTTATTCACAAAAACTACAGATACAAACCCTTGAGATTTTACGTATAGCATCTTTAGAAAAGACTACAGCTGCTCAATTAGTAGCCGATAAAATTGCTTTAGCAGCTGGCATAAAAACGTTAGAGGATATAGAAGCTAAACGTAAAGAATTACGAGAGGCAGACGATAAAGCGATGGCCGAGGCTGCCGCAGCTAGAAAAGTTATTGAGGATAAAGCTTTCTCAGATTATTATGCTGCTCTTGCAGCTCAATCCGCTGCAAGGCTGGCAGCTGAGGCAGATTTAACTACAACAAAATTAAACAGTATTGCCACCGTTTCAGCCGCCGAGGCTGCCGCTAATGCCTCAGCTATTGCCGGCGTAGCCGCTTTATCCGCTGCTATTAGATCTATACCGCCATATCCAACCTATACACCGCCGCCTAAATCTGAGATGCCGGGTTTAGGTTTTCTAGATGGTGATGCTGGGACTATTGATCTAGGGCCCGATCTTTATATTGATCCGAGCCTAGTAAATCCCGGTGGCGGTAATAGTTACGATATAACCGTAAACGCTGGAGCTATTGCCTCTCAAGATGAGTTCGCAGCATTACTACAAGATACGATCCAGCGGCTCAACCGTAACGGCGACCCTCTTACTACGGCAGGTGTGGCATGACCGTACCTGTAATTAACGCGATTATTAACTTTTCTACAGGCCCGGCTTTTGCTCAAGCGATGATCCTTAATACGGGCATCCTTGGCACTAACGTATTAGAGGATAGTGCCGCTGTTATTGTGGATGTATCTAACGTAGTCGATGGCATTACAACTACAAGAGGCCGTAATGCTCAGGCCGATACCTTTCAGACAGGTACGCTAACCTTACGTATTGTAGATCAAAATGGAGACTTTAACCCTCAAAATCCTGCAAGCCCTTACTACGGCTTACTTACGCCAATGCGTAAAGTACAGATTACGGCTACATATGGCGCTATTGAGTACCCTATGTTTAGCGGCTTTATTACAAGCTATACAACTACTACGCCTAAGATGGCTACCGATGTAGTTTATACAACTATTACAGCTGTAGATGCTTTTAGGCTTTTCCAAAATAGCCAAGTGACAAACGTAACTCTAGCAACAGCCGGTGACTTACCGGGCGAGCGCGTAAACGCTATCCTCGATGAAATCGCTTGGCCTCCATCTATGCGAGAGATCGAGTACGGCACCACTATCTTTCAGGCAGACCCGGGCACTTTACGTACAGCTTTAGCAGCTCTACAAACCGCCTCTATATCTGAATACGGCGCTATCTATGTGGATGCTAGAGGATCGCTAACCCTTAAAGATCGAGACTATTGCATTACCTCTCAGGCTATAGCTCCTGTTGTGTTTAATGATGACGGTACACAGATTACTTATTTTAATGCCGTATGGCGCTTAGACGATACCCTCGTCTATAACTCAGCATCTATTACAAAAATAGGCGGCACCGCACAAATAGATCAAAATCAAGCCTCGATCGATGAGTATTTTTTACACTCATACACACAACAAAACTTAGTAATGGACACAAACCAAGCGGCCTTAGATTACGCTCGGGCCTACGTAGCAAGCCGTAAAGATACCGAGACTAGGTGCGATGCGATAGAGCTAGATCTTTACACGCCTAATTACAACACCGGCATATTGGCCGCCCTTACCCTTGATTTTTTTGACCCTGTAGATATTACGACTAATCAGCCTGGAGGATCAACGCTGCAACAGACTTTACAAGTGTTTGGTGTATCTCACCGTGTTACGCCTAATTCTTGGAAAACGACATTCACAACACTAGAGCCTATTATCGATGGCTTTATACTAAACTCATCACTATATGGAGTGCTCGATACCTCCGTGTTAGCGTACTAGGGAGCAAGATTATGGCAGCTGGATTAGGTTTTAAGACCTTTGTAACGGGTGAGGTGCTTACGGCCGGTGATACAAACGGCTACCTCATGCAAGGTATAAATGTATTCGCAAGTGCGGCAGCGCGAGATGCAGCTATTACGGCACCGGCAGAGGGACAGTTTGCTTTTACAAAAGATACTAACGGCTTATGGTATTACGATGGTGCAGCTTGGGTAGCCTCAGGTGCTACCGGTGACATCGAGGGCGTAACCGCCGGCGTAGGTATTAGCGGCGGCGGTACGAGCGGTACCGTAACGGTCACTAACTCAATGGCTACGGCTATCGATGCTAAAGGTGATTTAGTAGCTGGTACGGCGGCAGATACTTTTAGCCGTTTAGCCGTAGGTACTAACGATCAAGTACTAACAGCCGACTCAACAGCTGCAACCGGCTTAAAATGGTCTACCCTATCAAGCGGTGGTATGACATCTATTGCAACTTATACAGCAAACAATACAAGCGGCACATGGACAGTCTCTAGTATTCCATCGACTTATAAGCACATCTTTATTGTTGGACAAGGTTTACAAAGTAATAACGCAAGTCTAAAAGAAATTGCGTTTAGATTTAATGGCGATACAGGTGCGAGCTATACTTACGGATTTATTCGCGCGATTGGTGGAACGGTGGACGCTGGTGGTGGCACGGTAGGCTCATCAAATCCCGCGGCTTTCGCCGAAATACCTGTAACAAGCGCGGGTACTACTTCACTATTAGAGTTTATGGTGACAATACCGCTATATGCGAGCTCAAGTTATAAAGGCTATAACGGTCAAGCTATGATGGGTAATAGTTCGCGTACTATGTACGTCTCTAGCGGCACATGGGCAAGCACTTCAGCCATTAACTCGATTACGATCGCGCTCGATGCCGCTAATTTCAAGGTAGGCACTATGACAATGTACGGAGTGAACTAATGACAAAAGTAGTTGAGTTTAATTGCGAAACAAACACAGAAATTATTCGAGATATGACTGAAGATGAATTAGATGCACAAAAAAGAGTAGAGGAAAATAAATTAATCCTTGCAGCTGAAGCAGAGGCTAAGAAATTAGCTCGACAATCTGTCTATGACAAGCTCGGACTAACAGCCGATGATGTAGCTGCACTCTTTGACTAATGGAAACAAGCTATAACGGATACCCGGCATCTAAAGATCCGGCAGCTATCGATATAAAGTCCTACCTTATAAAGGGTACGGATCGTAAGCTTAAGTGTGCCGAGAGTGTGGGCCCACTCTTGGCCGCTTTTGCTGCCGAGTTTCACGAGCTAATTGAGCCAATAGATGAGGGCACTTTTGACGATTGGGGCTATTGCTACCGGATGGTGAGAGGCGATGCTACAAAGCTATCAAACCACTCAAGCGGTACAGCTATAGATCTAAACGCTACGCACCATGCTCTAGGCAAGGTCGGGACTTTCCCGGCTGAGAAAGTACCTATGATCCGGGCCCTTGCTAAAAAGTACGGGCTCAAGTGGGGCGGCGATTACAAAAATCGTAAGGATGAAATGCACTTTGAAATCGAGGTAAGTGCCACAAAGGCAAAAGATTTAATAACTAAGTTAGGATTACAAAATGCCTAAATCGGCTGTATATACAGTAACGACAACAAAAGCAATAGTAGTGCCGCAAGAAATTGGAGATCAGAGCGTGTACCTGCACTCGGCTAGCGGCACTCTGTACATAGGAGGCGCTGATCTAACCGCCGCCAACGGTTACCGAATGGATAACGGCGATAAACTTTCTTTAATGGTAGGAGATCATCAAGATTTATATGCAATTACGTCGGCAGGTACGGCTACTTTGTACGTACTTTCACAGATCAACTAAAGGGCATTACAGGAGCACAAAATGAAAGAGCAATTAAAGGCGGCTGGAGTCTCATACCTCAGAGCTGCTATTAGCTGTGTAGGTGCTTTGTACCTATCCGGTATTTCAGACCCTAAAGTATTGGCTAACGCGTTTATCGCTGGGCTAATCGGGCCGTTACTAAAAGCGTTACAACCGTCGGAGAAGCAATTAGGCGTAGGCGCTAAGTAGTGGAAAGAGCTCAGCTCCTAATTGGTATTGCCTTGGGGGTAACTACTATTTTGGGGTTAGGGGCTGGGCTCATCCGGCATTTTGTTAAGTATTATTTATCAGAGCTTAAGCACGACGGCAACGGCGGCCACAATTTAGCCGGGCGAGTCGAGCGTATTGAGGAGCGAGTAGATCGTATATACGAGATCCTGTTAGAGGATCGCTTAGCCAAGTAGCGACACGCCAAGGGACACGATGCTTTGTAATCTGACAAAAAGGCCCCATACTGATACTACAAACGCTGAGAGGGCTACTCGGTTAGTAGCTTAATCGGCCTTAACAAAGGGCGAAATAATGAATAGTTTAGATATCTTAATTGGCCTAGGGGCGTGTGCTCTAGGCTTTTTGTTTATGGTGCTTGGATACTCTGTGGGTTTTAAGCACGGGCACGGCGAGGGCTTTATTAGAGGCCGCGCTATTGCTCAAGCTCTGAAAGATAAGGAGCTAATTTAATGGGGTTTTTAGATAATTATGAAGATGTAAACGCACGTATTAAGCGTTTTAGAGCTGAGTTTCCATCCGGGCGATTAGTTGCTTATATCGAGAGCTTTGATATCGAAAAAGGCACGATCCTCGTAAGAGCTGAGGCATACCGTGAGTTTGAGGATAACGTGCCAAGTGCTATTGATTATGCTTTTGGCAACGTAGCTACATATCCTCAGAATATGCGTAAATGGATGGTTGAGGACACAATTACGAGTAGCTATGGCCGAGTGATAGGCCTACTAACGCCAAGCCTTGAGCACTCATCAAGGCCTACGGTACAAGATATGCAAAAGGTTGAGACTTTACCGACCGACTCCGATCCTTGGAGCACTAAGGCATCTATTGAGGACATGGCTACCATGGCTACAGCTGTACTAGATATCAGTACACAACTAGGCGGTGAGCTTGTAGCTGAGACTCCTCGCTGCTCGCACGGCACGATGATTTTTGCCGAGGGCACGGCCAAGAGCACGGGCAAACCGTGGGCCGCATACAAGTGCACGGAGCGCATCCGAGCTAATCAATGTAACCCGGTGTGGCAAGTAATGACGAGCTCCGGCTGGAAGCCTCAGGTATAGATATGGGCGAGCTAACCTTTATCAAGGGCGGACTAGCGACGACTATTCACGATGACGGATCTACAAGCGTTACAGAGCTTGATAAGTGCGATTACTGTGGCGATTGGGTAAGTAAATTAGGCGGCTTAACTATCCGCGATGTAGGCCTTGAGGTCGTAACGTGGCTGTGTGCCGAGTGTCGAGCGTAGCTAAGGTAATACTCGATAGGTCGCAGGAGATAACGGCCCACCGAGTAGGACTAGAGCGCACGATTATCCGTAATGCAGATCCAACCGATGCAAGTAACTACGGCCAAACCTACAAAAACTGGCACGAGCTAGTGTGGCAGGAGTCGGAGTCATGCGGTGCCGAGATAGCTGTAGCTAGTTATTATGGCGATTATGGCTTTATACCGGCAATAGATAACGGCCACGATACGGCCGATGTAGGCGAGAATATCGAGGTAAAGCACACCAAACACGCTAACGGGCACTTAATTCTACAAAATCGAGGGCCGGGTAGGCCTAACGATGTAGCTATATTGGTGACAGGATGGAGCCCGGTGTATTTGTTATTGGGATGGATGCCCGTACATATGGCCAAGCAAGCCAAGTACAAGCATCCTTACCAAAATAACTTTTGGGTGCCTCGATCTAATCTATTTGAGATGCAATATTTAAAGAGGTCTAACTATGGCGTATAAAACTAAGTGCCGCCTATGCGCTCGCATTACTGAGCATATCGAAAGAGTCGTAACCGATAACCTGCCGCCGTACGTTAAAACGCTCCAATGCGTTAAGTGCGGCGTTATGGGCGTAGTAATGATGGAGGATGTAAATGAGAGTAGCTAAACCGGGATGTGTGTATTGCTCCATGGATCACGATGCTCGTACCTGTAATTATCAGCTTGTTTTACTTATTGAGTCGTATATGGATAAACACTCAAGTATTGATCCTTTTGCCTTAGCCAATGAAATAACTAAAACGGGGTACAAAAATGCCCACGTATGAGTATGAATGTATTAGCTGCAATATCCGATATGAAACCGTGGAGAAAATGGGCGAAGCAACTACGCCGTATTGCTGCAACCTTATGATGAGGCAGGTTTACCACGCGCCCGGCTTATCGTTTAAGGGCACGGGATGGGGTAAAGATGCGTAGATCTAAAAAGGGATATCACGTAGAGTGCTTTACGTGTGATACGAACTATTGCTGTGGCACTTTAGGAGTACAAGTATTTATATTGGCTCAACACGATTACCCATGCTCGGCAAGTGCGCCTTTAGCTATGTCTTTATGTACTGATAAATGCGTGGTTACTTATGAATAGTTATCCACAGAAGTTATCCACAGGTGTTAATAGCCTGTGGGACACGCTCAAGATCACGCTTGTATCTTGTATGTATTTGACTAGGCGGCTACGCTCCATGCTCGTGGGCGAGCCGCTGAGGCGGATAGCTCGCAAGCGATGCTTGGTGCTATTGGCCGGCCTATTTGTATTTAGCAATACAACTAATGCAAGAGCAATAAACACAGTAACAGACACTAACAATTACAAGCTATATGCTCATATGAAAGTAATAGATGCAAAAGAATATAGATGCTTAGAGCTGTTATGGAATAGAGAAAGCAGATGGGATCCAAGAGCTAATAATCCTAAGAGCTCTGCATATGGGATACCTCAGATGCTCAGATTAAAACTATTAGATCCATATAGACAGATAGATGTAGGGCTTAAGTACATAGCCCATAGATATAAGACACCGTGTAAAGCGTGGGCACACCATCAACGTAAAGGCCATTACTAATGGTGCATGGCAGACACGATCCAAGGCTAAGCCGTAAGTACAAAGCACAAAGGCTATTAGTGTTGGCAAGGGATGGATATACGTGTGCCTATTGTGGGCAAGATGCAGATACCGTAGATCACGTGGTGAGTATCAAAGCTGGGGGCGATCCTATTAGTCTTGAGAATATGTTGGCCTGTTGTAAGCGCTGCAAC